ACCTTTCCTCAGAGACGTTCAAGGACGTAGAGGACTGTATGACTTTAAAGTAATTTGTAACGAAAGTAATAACACTGGAGAAGTAATCGACAGAAACGAATTCGTAGCTGACATCTTCTTAAAACCAGCAAAATCTATTAACTTTATACAACTTAACTTTATTGCTACAAGAACAGGAATTAACTTTAGTGAAATTGGTGGGTAAAGTATAAATAGGTATATAGGAGAAGAAAATGCCAAACATACAAAATTTTAGATCACAGCTCGGAGACGGCGGTGCAAGACCTAACCAATTTGCTGTTCAAATTAACTGGCCAACATTCTGTTCCATAGGAAACGGATTAGATCAGAAAACGAATTTGCTTGTAACGGGAGCAGCGGCTCCAGCTTCAACTGTAAATCCAGCGATTATACAGTATAGAGGTAGGGAAGTTAAATTTGCAGGAGAAAGAATCTTTGATCCGTGGACAATTACTATCGTTAATCCAAACGATTTCGGACAGCGTGCAGCTTTCGAACAATGGTTGGATGGAATGAATGGTAAAGATAACAACGAAGGCGAACTGTCGCTAGGCACAGGCATCGATGGTTACGGCCAAGATCTTGTTGTCCAGCATTTAGATAGGAACAACAACGCTGTTTGTGAATGGATACTTAGAGGTGCTTTTCCAATTAACATGTCAGAAATTGCATTACAATATGCACAGAACGACATTTTGGAAGAATACACAGTAACATTCCAATACCAAGACTACATCGGAGGCGAAGGTCTTAGAGGAGCAGGTATTTCACAGACTTTAACGTTCGACTAGATTGAACGAATTAACCAATAAGGTTAGGTAAAAATTATGGATTTATTTGGATTTGAAATAAAACGGAAGGAGAAATCTACAGGTGAGAAATCATTTGTAGCTCCATCCGAAGATACGGCGATTGAGAGTATAAGAGCTGGTGGTTATTATGGCACCTACATGGATTTGGAAGGTGTCGCACAAACCGAAGCAGAACTTATAAAAAGATATCGTGACATCGGCATGATGGCTGATGTAGACACAGCAGTTGAAGACATTATTAATGAATCAGTTGCTCAGTTAGAAAACGAGACGCCGGTAGAACTTAACGTTGACAATGTCCAATTATCGTCAGCCGTTAGGAAAAGAATCCTTAGTGAATTCGAGGAAATAAAAAGTATCCTGGACTTTAAGGACAGAGCCCAGGACTACTTCCGTAGGTGGTATATAGATGGACGCATATACTTCCACAAGGTTATAGACCTTGAAAATCCTAAAGATGGGATAAAAGATATTAGATATATCGACCCTCGTAAAATTAGGAAAGTCCGAGAAGTCAAGAAGGAAAAGAATCCTTCTGGAGTTCAAATGGTTAAGAGTGTTGAAGAATACTTTATCTATAATGATAAAGGTGTAACACAAAAGCCTGGAGCATATGTAGCACCTGAAAACCAACAAGGTTTGAAGATTACAAAGGATGCTATTACATATTGTCCAAGCGGATTAGTAGATCAAGATAAAAACATACCTTTATCTTATTTACATAAGGCTATTAGGCCTGCCAACCAATTAAGAATGATGGAGAACGCAGTAGTCATTTATAGGATTACAAGGGCTCCAGAAAGACGTATTTTTTATGTAGATGTTGGTAACTTGCCGAAGATGAAGGCAGAACAATATCTAAAAGACATCATGGACAGGTATAGAAATAAACTTGTTTACGATGCTAACACAGGAGAGATACGTGATGATAAGAAATTTATGTCTATGTTGGAAGACTTCTGGTTACCTAGAAGGGACGGCGGAACAGGGACACAGATTGATACATTGCCAGCAGGTCAAAACCTAGGGCAAATAGAAGACGTAGAATATTTTCAACGTAAACTGTATCAAGCATTGAATGTTCCAGTATCACGTTTAGAACAACAGGCAGGATTAAATTTTGGTAGAGCAGCTGAGATAAACAGAGACGAGATGAAGTTTACAAAATTCATCATCAAGTTAAGAAGGAAGTTCTCAGTTATGTTAAGTGATTTATTGAAAACACAGCTCTTACTAAAAGGTGTTATGACAGCAGATGACTTTGATGACATTAAAGATGATTTAGAGTTTGAGTTTGCTACTGATGCCTACTATACAGAGTCTAAAGAACAAGAGATTCTTAGAAGTAGAGTAGAAGTATTAAACGGATTAGCTGCTTATATAGGAACATTTTTTAGTAAGCGTTACATTCAGAAGAATGTTTTACAGCTTACTGATGAAGAAATTGAGACTATCGAAACAGAATTGTTGAGTGAACCTCAATATCAGAGACAATATCAATGGAGTCCATTAAGTGCAGTTCAACAAGACGCACCTCAAGGACCCGAAGGAGAACCAGGGGAAGGAGTTCCAGAACCTGGACCAGATAACGGAGCATAAATACTATGGTAGAAAATGAAAACAATGAAGTTGAAGTAGAAGTGCA